CGAAGGCAGGTGCAACATATGTGTCTCCTTTTGTAGGTAGACTTGATGATAATTCAATTGCTGGATTGGATTTGATTCGTGATATTTCTGAACTTTACTCAGTACAAAAAGTAAAAGAGACTAAGATTATCTCTGCTTCCATTAGGGATGTGAAGAGTGTATCTCAATCCTTTACTAATGGTGCTAATATTGTTACAATGCCAGCAGCAGTCTTTGAAAAGATGTATAATCATGTTCTAACTGATAAGGGATTAGATCTCTTTGATCAAGATTGGAATCATGTAGTTCAATAAATTATTATAGTAAACAAATGATTGGAAACTTAGAACCGGAAGAAAACGTAATGTCTAATTCACAAATGAATTTTACAGTATACTCCAAACAGGGATGTCCTTATTGCGTTAAAGTTGCTGAGGTTTTGCGTTTAGCAGAACTTAAGCATGTTATTTACGAACTTAATAGAGATTTTAGTCGTGATAGTTTTTATGAACAGTTCGGAAGAGGATCAACCTTCCCTCAAGTAGTATTAAATAGTACTAATCTTGGTGGATGCACGGAAACAGTTCAATATCTAAAAGAAAATAACTTGGTCTAATGAAAGACGATTTTGAAAGCGTTTATGACATGATTGAGCACGCTATTGAGTATGCTTTTCGGGGAAAGATGACTTTAAAGTTTTATGAATACTTGAAGTATCGTAAGACAACAAAGGCAGAGGCAGATGCTTTTCTTCAGAGTTCTACTGCCCATGAACTTGCTGACCAAGTATTAGAACTTAAGGAATATGTGAAGGGAGGTAATGATGGTGAGCACAAACAATTGCGTGAAGCATACCATCATATACCAAAGCCACAGGCACGAAAGATAGGAAATTATTTGTATAGTATTTTAGATGATGCAAGGAGATACAGTGACGACAGAAGACCAGGCAGAAAAAAGCAATCTAAATAACGATGAACCCCATATTAATAGGGGTGTGGAACTATTACTGAGAAATAGGAGGAGAAATCAAGACCAGCCTAAAACTTTTCAGATAAAATTTGGAAATATGATTGCTCTTTTTAAGCGAGAGTTTGTTTTCCATTTTAATTTTTATTTGGACATACGAAAAAAATAATCCAGGAGAATGCAATGGAAACCGTAGCAGTAACTTTAACTCTTACAACTGTAATGACAGTTCTTGCACTTTTGGTAGGAGGTATGATAGGATGGTTAGCAAGACAGCATCATTTAGAGCAGCAGTATGTTGCTTATACTCATCCAGAGATGTTTGATGAGCATGGAAATGTAGTTCCAGATGAAATTTTAGCAGTACGATTTGAAAACGATTATGACACCAGCGAAGACGACGAAGATTAAACTTCCCCCTAACCCATTTATTCATGAGATTCTTGAGTTAGTAAGTAAGCAAAGATCAAAAGCAAAGAAGGTAGAAATCCTTCAAGAATATTCACATGAGGGGTTAAAGGCTATTCTTATTTGGAACTTTGATGACACAGTTATTTCTGTGGTTCCTGAGGGAGATGTTCCTTATAATCCTAATGAAGTTCCTGTAGGCACAGACCATACTTCTTTAAGGAGAGAGTGGAAGAACCTTTATCATTTTGTTCATGGTGGTAATCCCAAATTGACTCCTATTCGTAGAGAAACAATGTTTATTCAGATGTTGGAAGGACTTCACCCATCAGAAGCAGAAATTTTATGTTTGGTAAAGGATAAAAAATTAGGAAGTAAGTATAAGATTACATATGATATTGTTGGTGAAGCATACCCAGACATTAAATGGGGTGGCCGTTCATGACAGAGGAGGTTAAAGAAGAAACTGAAGTAGTAGAAGAGGAAAAGAAGGAGGAAGAAGATAAACTTAATCCTTATGATTACTCTTGTGAGATTCTTTTATCAAAAACAACTCTTGAAAAGGCAAATGATAAAAAGTTTCCTAGTGATGCCTATCTTGTATGGTATACTATAGATGGAAAGGAGATGTTAGATTTAACTCGTTCTAGTAAGCAATCAAATATTTTTGATATGTATTATGATAAGTATAAAAAAGAGTTAAAGAGGATTGAATGGGGAATGGGCACAATAAATCCTACTATGTGGGGGTATAAACAATCTGATAAAAAGAAGAAGAAAAAATGAGTGATGAAATTAAGGATCAAATAAATGAAATCATAAGAGATGAAATTCAGGATGTTATTAATGAGTATGTGGATAATGTAGAGGATCTACAAAAGGTGTCTGGGTTTGGTGAAGAAAAATTGAAAGTTAATATTCCTAAAGATGAAATAGATAAACTCATTAAGGAATATAAGAAGATTAAAAAAAGTAAAAGATCTAACCTCCATCAAGTAAGAAAGATGGGATTGGTTGATAAACATGGGAGACCACTAAAATGAGGCTGGGCATTATGTGCAGCGGTAGTGGAACTAACTTTGAGAATATAGTTAGGACTTGTAGAGATGATGAAGTTGTGATGATGATACACAACAAGAAAGAATGTGGTGCTAAGAAGAGAGCAATTAAGTTTGGTATTCCTCATGTTAATATTAAAAGTGCTAATGAGGATGAGATTATTCAGTTGTTTCAGGCATGGCGTGTTGATTTAATTGTCCTTGCAGGGTGGATGAGAATTGTATCTTCTAAATTGATTGATGCATTTCCTAATAGAATTATAAACATTCATCCATCATTACTTCCTAAGTACAAAGGATTGAATGCTGTACAACAAGCCCTAGATAGTTATGATATAGTTACTGGATGCACGGTTCATTATGTGACGGAGGAACTTGATTCTGGTGCTATAATATGTCAAGCAGAGGTTGCTATCGGGCATAAGGATACATTAGAAACATTAACTAAGCGTATCCAAAGAGAAGAGCATCGTATTTTACCCTTGGCAATAGAAAATGTTAAGCACAAGTTACAGATTAAAACTTACTGATATTTGTTGTAGGATAAGGCTTGGTCGTGATGTGAGTTTAATGGAAAGGATTTGGGTATATAAAATAACTAGATCTAATAAACATGCAGCAGGACTAGCAGAAATATTGAGGTAAAATATATATTTCTTAATAGTTTTGGTATCATCTTGATACAAAATAGTATCATTTAATACTTTTTTAAGATTGTTCTTGACTAAATAAGCCACTATGTGTTATGATACACATATCGTTCATCTTATGTTTTTATTACCACTGCTATTTTCAGTTGTTGAACCAGATTATACTTTACTTAATTGTAATCAGTATGATTGGTTACGAGGTACTATTGGGAGATCCTCCCTATTAACCAAATCTGAAAAGATAGATTTGACTTTCCTTTTTATTGAGAGTACAGATCCGCAGTGTTTTTTAGAAAAATAGGACGCAAGTAAGCCGACTCGGAACGGAGTTCGTTCATCTTATGTTAGAGTTATTCCTACTTACAAATCAACCAAACATTGCTATGTCCTGCCAAGCATGGAAGGAAACTGTTGAGGTTGTGGAAGAAAGTACGATACTCTCTGATCGTGAGAAGGATGGCATCATAAAAGATATGAGAATCCCATCACGTTGTATTAAATCAACATCAACATAAGACGCAAAAGCCGACTAAAGGAACGGGGCTAAAAATCCAACTACTTTAGGAGTAAAATCATGACTATCTATCGCGGTGTATCCTATACACCTTCCAAGCCAGAGCAAGCCAGCAGCGAGTCTGTTGAGCATGTGTATCGTGGAAAGCACTATAAAAGCTCCCTTAATCACAAGGTTGCCTCACATTCTAGTGCCGACCTTAATTACCGTGGTATTTCTCATCACGTCTGAATTGGGTCTTGGTGTCGTAACTTACCTAGTATCAAAAGGACTTGCTTGACAAGTCCTTTTTTTGTATTATAATTAAAGGGAAAAGGAATCATAATGGAAGACCTTAA